TAGGTTAATTATGCCTTTTGATTCTCTTGGTAATTATAAGACTGAAGCGGAATATTACCAAAATGGTGATTTAAATATCAATGAGAAATTACTTGATATTGAATCTATTAAGAGTACTCGTACGTCATTTTCGGCAGATAATGATTACAAAGTAGATAATTTAATGTATCCCGAAGATCTACTTTCGGCTAATAATTTTCCAAAGCATAATAGAACAGGTAATACTGAATATGGTAATAACTATGTAATTTTTTATATTAACGTTAATTCTGCTTCAAAATTATTAAATGAAAAGTATGGTGCGGTGTCTGATATTGTTGGTGATGTAACTAACGCCGATAAGACAAGATCAGTTGGTAAGAATATCGATGCAGTAACAGCCGCAACCGGTTCAGCTGTTCAAGGTGCTGTTACCGCGGGTGGTATTACTGGTTTATTATCTGGTGACTTTAAAAGCGCTGGAAAAGTTGCTGGGAAAGCCGCGGGTGGTTCTGCGCTTGGTGTAGGTGCAATTGCATCACAAACTAGTACATTTTCTAGACAATTAAAACGTCTTAGAGCAGCAATTGCTCTTAATACTCCAAATAGTTTTACCGCTAAATATAATATGGATTGGCAAGGCGAAGATACTAATTTATTTCAAATGGCTTCTTTAGGAGCAGACACATTAATTAAAGCTGCTCAATCTTTTGCTAATGGTGATGTTGCTCCAAGTGGTGATAAAGCAGTTGAAAATGCAAAATCAGCTGCAGCTGCAATTGCACTTGGAGCTGTTCCCGGTGGCAATGCAATTTCTAATATTACTGGACTTGCGGCAAACCCAAAGAAAGAACAAATTTTTAAAGGCGTAGATTTCCGAACATTTACATTTGATTATCAGTTTTATCCAAAATCGCCATCTGAACTTCAAAACGTTCAAAATATCATTTATCTATTTAAACTCCATATGCATCCCGAGTTTAAAGATGAAAACAATTTCTTGTATTTGTATCCTTCTGAATTTGATATTGTTCATTATAATGGTGATTTTGAAAATTTAAATTTACCTCGCCATACTTCTTGCGTGTTAACTGAACTGTCGGTAAATTATGCTCCACAATCTCAATTTACATCGTTTGAAGGCGGTGCTCCAACACAAATTAATGTAACATTATCATTCAAGGAACTAGCACAACTAACAAAAGAACGCATTCGTGAGGGGTTCTGATGTATTTTAAAAACTTCAATAAAATCTATTATTCTTTACCAAATTCCGATGGTACAGAAGAACTAATTGTACTTACTGATATTACAAAGAATATTCGATTTCGTAAAGAAGTATTAAGTAATATTACTTTATATGATGAATACGATATTCGTGATGGTGAAACACCAGAAATTCTTGCGGAAAAGTTTTATGGTAATCCAGAATACCATTGGATTATTATGCTTGCCAATGAACGCTATGATTATATTAATGATTTTCCATTATCAACTTATGATTTAGAACAATATATTAAATCTAAATATGGTTTTGACAATTCAAAAATATATAGCATACACCATTATGAGGCAAATGGTTATGTCGTAAATTCTGATTATCCTAATGCAGTACCAGTTTCAAATTATGATTATGAAACACGCGAAAATGAAAAGAAAAGACGAATTAAAATTATTTCAAAGTCAACAATTAATCTTATTTTACAGAACTTTGCTTCGTTATGAGTGAATCAAATAGTATTCGGTTTGTTGGTGATGTGTCAATTCAAGATGTTAGTATTGTCACATCCGCGGGTCTTACACAAAACATTACTAATCAAGTAATGGCCATAGAGCTATATGAAGATCTTTATTCACCATTTACAACCGGTATTATTAACGTAAATGATTCATTTGATTTCATTAGTGTTCTTCCATTCATTGGAGAAGAATATGTAAACATTTCTATCTTTACTCCATCAATGGAAAAAGATAATAGTATTAAAGACCAATATTATATTTACAAAGTATCAAATAGAACTATTGTAAATTTACGAACTCAGGTATACCAATTGCACTTTATTTCAAAAGAAGCAATTGTTGATATGAATAAGAAAAATAGTAAAGCTTATGCCGGTAATATTGGTGATATTGTTAAACAATTATGTACTGAAAAGATTGACGGTCTTGAATCAACTAAGTCAATTAATGTCGATGATACTTCAAATGCAACTAAGTTTATTGCAAATTATTGGTCACCCGTAAAATCAATTAACTATTTGTGTGATCGTGCAGTATCAAAATCAAATGCATCAAATTATGTGTTCTTTGAAAATCGCCGTGGTTTAAATTTTGCTTCGCTTGATATTTTATATCAACAACCGGTTTATCAAGATTTTACTTATGATAGTTATAGTCGTGATTATCGCCCAGATGGTACAACAATTATTAATCTAGATAGAGATTATAAAAGAATTAGTAATATTGAAATCCCAACCGTATATGATTATACCCAAAGATTATTGGCTGGAACATATGGTTCAAAAATTATTTCACATGATTTAACTACAAAGCGTTTTCTTTCAATTGATTATAGAATGGAACAAGAATTTACCGAACAAATACATTTAAACTCTTTTCCAATTGTATCAAATAAAAATATTGCATTACCAAATGCCGTAATAGTAAATAATACACGGTCATATGGTTCATATAATGGGTATACCGATATTACTAATTTTAAGACTATTCAAAAGCGTTTATCGCGCCTTGGACAAGCAAATGCCACAACAGTAAATATTACAGTACCTGGCAGATCAGATTATACAGTTGGAACAATTATAAGTTTAGACTTAAATAAGTTACAACCAATTGAAAAGAAAGATGATGCCCAAGATAAAGTATTTTCGGGTAAATACATAGTTACAGCAATTAATCATTATATCGACAGATCAGGTCATGAGTGTACAATGGAATGCGCAAAAGACTCTTATCTATTTGATTTAAATTCACGGTAAAATTATGTTTTATACAGGTGTAGTTGAAAATCGTCAAGATCCTCTTAAACTTGGGCGTTGTCAAGTACGAGTAGTAGGTCTACATACACAAGATAAGTTAAAGATTAAAACCGAGGATTTGCCATGGGCTTATCCAATGCAACCTGTCACAAGTGCGGCTATTTCAGGTATTGGTATTAGTCCGGTAGGTCCAGTTGAAGGTACTTGGGTAGTTGTGATTTTTAAAGATGAAGACCAGCAAATTCCAATTATGATTGGTACAATTGGTGGAATTCCCCAAGATTCTTCGGTTGCTGATGGTATTATTATTAAGAATGATGCCGGAGTTGCACCGGTTTTTGCTCAAGAAGTTGTTACTACTAATGATGGTACTACCGAAGTAATAGCAGATCCAAATCCTATAACTGAACAAACGCCGTCTTCAAGTTCAAATGATTCACCTATTCCAACTGTACCACCGCCTAGTTTTAAGGGTGATAAAGCAAAAGCTACTGCCGGTATTAAAGCACTTCTTGCGGCATGCGATAAAGTAGGTCTTACTACAAAAGAACAAAAGTGTTCAGTTTTGGCATTAGCGGGAGGAGAATGTAATTGGATTCCAGTCGAAGAAGGATATAGTTATTCCGTGGAAGCATTACAATCTACATTTGCATCAACATTTAAAGGTAAACCCGAGCTTGCGTCAAAGTATGCACGATGGCAAGGTACTCGAGAAGAATTCTTTGCTTTTGTTTATGCCCCTGAAAATAATGGCCGGCAACTTGGTAATACACAGACTGGTGATGGTGGTAAATTTTATGGACGGGGTTTTAATCAAATTACCGGCCGTGCCAATTATACAAAATATGCTAAATTATCTGGCGTAGATATACTAACTAATCCAAGTATTTTAAATACCGATTTGAATCAAAGTGCGGTTGTTACCGCAACAATGATTAAGGATAAAACATCAAAATCAGTATCGCCGTCGGCAAATCCAGATTGGTTCCTTGCGGCAAAGAAAGGGAATGGTAATGATACCGGTAATGGTGCGGCAGTTCGTCAAGCATATTACGAATACTTTTATGGGCAAAGCATTGGATCAACAAATACCAATGAAAAGATTGCGGGTTCTGCGGTAGGTCCCTCAACAAGTGATACCGGTGCTAATCCTTCATATGATCAAGGCCCAATTGGATTTAAAGATCCAAATAATAAGTATCCATTAAAACCTCTTATTAACGAGCCTGATACAAATAGACTTGCACGTGGTATTAAACGTGGTACTAACGTCGAAGTAAAAGAAACTAATCGAGTTCTTGACATTCGGAAGGGTTTAAGCGACGAAACATATGATGAACCACCCTCGACATATGCCGCGAGATATCCGTTTAATCATGTACTTGAAACAGAATCAGGACATGTACAAGAATGGGACGATACTCCTGGCCATGAACGCCTTTCAATATATCATCGAAAAGGTACATTTACCGAAATAGACCCAAATGGCACTGAGATTCATCATGTCATTGGCGATAAGTATACTATCGTTGATCGCAATGGTTGTATCTATATTACCGGTGAAGCTAATTTAACAGTTGATGGCAATATCAATATTTTATGTCAATCAAATGCCAATATTGAAGTAACTGGTGATACCAATATGCAGGTTGGAGGTGATTATAATCTTGGGGTTGCTGGTAATATGAATGTTGCTGTGGGTGGCAAATTTACTATGGTCACTCAAGGTAATAATACAATTCAATCAAATAAAGAAACACACATTATTTCTGGAACAAATCATTATCAGTTGTCAGGTATTAGTACTAATATTAAAGCCGCCGGTAATATTAATATGGATGGTTCTAATATTTTCCAAAATAGCGGTAGAGCACATTCTGCATTATCTGCGTCATTACTACCACCCGATGCCGGTGTACCGTTAAATAAAGCCGTACCATATACTATTCCACCCCTTGCCGAAGGTGAAAATGTATATCAATTTGAATCTGAAGAAGATTGGAATACACCGGCTGGGAAAAAGGCAAAAGCGGAAATGGAAAAGAAATATGGTGTACAAAATGCCGATAATACTCCGGCATCTGATAGTGCTCAACCTACTGGTGGTTCTAATAAAAATACAGTTGCAAGTTGTAAAGTGATTTATGCAACAGAATCATTTCCAGATAGTTTTAAATTATCAAAGAACTTTTCATTTGGTATGTTATATGATCATTCCGGTAATCATAAACTTGTTGATCAAAATGGATTAACAAAACAACAGATTATTTGTAATCTAAGTCAATTATGCGAAAATATTTTAGAACCATTACTTGATGTGCTGCCAGGTGGTATTGGTGGTTATAGTAAGCAATGGACTATTAACTCCGGTTATAGAATGTTATCAAATGGCGTTGGTAGTTCAAGTTCCGATCATCCAACCGGTAGAGCAATCGATTTAAGCTTATTACCAAAAGACCAAACACGTAATAAACGTCATTTTGAATTCATTCAACAAATTGAAAAGATTCTTCCATACGATCAAATTATTCTTGAATATCGTTCTGGTAACCAATGTTGGATGCATATTGGATATCGTGGCTTAAAGGCTGGTGATACTGCTGGGCCAGGTGGTATAAATCGTAAAATGGCATTTACTATGCTAAATGATAGTACTTACAAGAAAGATGGTAAATCAGGATTTTACTTATTATGAGCATATTTAATCCTAACACCTTACGTTTAAATGAATTTATTGGTACAGATAGTACGACTGTTACTATTTCCGGTATTAATGAAACATATAAAATTACTTCAGTAACCTGTTCAGAATTAATTCCTGATTTAGTTATAACTTGGTTAAATAATAGTTTTACATTTTCAACTTCATTACAAGATATTTTTCCGCGCACATTAAAATATGTAACACTTGAAAATGAAATAAATAAGAAATATGGTCAAGTAAGTCGTTTTACTGATATACCATCTAATTTCGTTGGGTTATATCGTTATATTCCACCATCATACACTACAAAAGATATTACATTTACAATATCTGGTGATGTAACAACAACTACTATTGGATTATTTAGTACAGTAAATACAATACCATTTACTAGTACATGGACTTTAACTGCGGTTTATAATTCTTCATACTCAAATCAAAAATTGCTTGAAACTATTAGAAATGGCTCGGAGTTTAAACAAGCATTAGAATTATATCCAGAATTAGGGGACAATTAATGCCTGCTTCAGTTCGTTTAGGTGATTCTTCGGCTGGTCATTGTTATGAAGCTAGACCAAATGATCAAGGTTCACCAAATGTTTTTATTAATGGAATAGCCGCTCATAGAGTAGGTGATCATTGGCCAACACATACTTGTGGTACCAGTTCACATGATTCAATTACTGCCCAAGGATCACCAAATGTTTTTATTAATGGTATTGCCGCGGCAAGAATAGGTGATGAACTAGATTGTGGAGATATTTGTGCAGAAGGTTCTCCAAATGTTTTTACGAATTGAAATAAATAAAGAATGACTAGAAATACTCGACAATTTGCTGATCTCGATTTTAACTTTGCAAAGCATCCCGTTACCGGTGATGTGACACTTAAATACGATGAACAGGCTATTAAACAATCAGTAAGAAGTTTAATTCTTACTGGCAATTATGAGCGCCCATTTCATTCCGAGATTGGTTCAAATATTCGAGCGCTTATGTTTGAACCAAACAGTCCCATGCTTTCTGCTTTACTAAAAAGAGCAATCACCGATACGATTCAAAACTTTGAACCAAGAGTAAAATTACTTGATGTGCGTATTCGGAATAATTATGATTCAAATGAAATCAATGTAACAATTGAATTTACAATTATTAATACATTAAGACCAATTGTATTAGATGTAGCACTTAAGAGACTTCGATAATGACTAATCAAAGAATTCAAGTTGAAGATTTAGACTTCGACACAATTAAAACTAATCTTAAAAATTTTTTAAGCTCACAAGATACATTTAAAGATTATGATTTTGAAGGTTCTGCTTTAAATGTTATTCTTGATGTTTTGGCATATAATACTCATTACAATGCTTTATATACAAATTTAGCTATTAATGAATCATTTCTAGATTCAGCAGTTAAGCGTTCAAGCGTTGTATCATTATCAAAGCAATTAGGTTATATTACAAAATCTGCATTATGTTCAACAGCAATTGTTGATATTACAGTTAATTTATCGAGTCAAGCAGTATCTCCTCCA